GGTTCGGGTCAGGGTCGCCGTAGCTTGCGGCACCTCGAACGCGCCAGGGTTCGCCGTAGCGCCAGAGCGAGGGTTGCCGAGGATGTCCGTCGTCGGCACATCCGAGTTGACTGAGGGCCCAACGCCCTGACCGATCACATCGTTGTTGGGCGAGTCGAGCAGCGCACCGTTCTTGCCGACATAGAGCGCGAAGTCTCCTGCGCCTGGGTCGTAGGCGGTGCTGGCGGTGATGGGGTAGGGGGTGCCCTGGATAGCGGCGGGGAAGGGATTCGTCGCGCCGCCGAAGTTGTTGGAGCCGGTGATCGCCGTTGCCGTAGGCCCAGCGTCCTGTAGGCTGTCCCCGCCCCCAAGGTTGACGCAGTTGACGATCTCCGCAGATTGGGAGCTTGCCGCGTAGGTGTAGAAGCTGAACATCCGCTCACTTGTCAGATGCGTGCAGTTCACGAACCGCATCGAGCTTCCGGTCTTGTCGCTGTTGAAGACATACGCCAGTTCGCCCTTCGTGACGCAGTTCTCGTAGACGATGGGTGCGACGGCGCTGCCGCTTGAAAATCCGTCCTCGCTCCGATTTAGGCTGCCTGTGCCTTCCGAAGAGAACAGGCAGTTCCGCCAGATATGCCCGACGCCACTCCGAATAGCCGTGCAGGCGGAACTCACACCAGAACGGACATTGAACGCGATGCCGTCGAACACGCAGTGGTTCGTCGAGGCGTTCAGCATCAGCGCGATGTAACTGGTGACGCTAACGTTGTCCTGAAGGATTACGCCAGCGCCGAAGACTCCTTCGTGCGCGCTACCTGTCGCAGGCTTGAATGTGACGCTCCGCGTTGCGTCGGTCGTCAGAGTCCACGCAAAGATCAGCCCGTCGTAGGTAGCAGCATCCGCCTCAAAGACAATCGCCTCATCGTTCGCAACGAGGTCAGCCGAGGTCCCGATGTTCTCCACATCGGCCTCGGCCAGCGTGAACGAAGCGTAGTCACGCCCGCTCGGCCCGATTGTCCGCGTGATGACCGTGACCATCAGCCGCCAGCCTTGTCGCTACGCAGAGCGACGATCTCCGCCCAGGTCTTCGTGATCGCAGCAGCCGCCGGATCGTCGTGATCCACCCAGGTCAGGTGCGCTGCGTCGGCCAGCGTCACGCCGTATCGACGCTTGCCAAGCTGCTCGCGCCCGAGGTCCGGGTCGTTCGGGTCGATAAGGTCGCCCTCCCACGGCTCCATAAGCGCCAAGACATCCGGGTCGTCATGCTCCTTGTCCGAGCAGTAGACGAACGCGAAGCCGCTGCTCGTCCCCGTCACGCTGCCGCCAGGGTTCAGGTGCCCATCAAGAACCTGCACGACATCGTTGTCGTCGTAGGTAAGACCGCCGGAAGGTGCCGCAGTGATGATGAGAGCGTGTGCCATTAGGTGAGTCCTTTTCTTGACAGTTCGAGTTCAAGGCGTCCGGGTAGCTGCTTGATCTTTGCGCGCCAAAGCGCACGGGCCGTTCGCCCAGCGTCAAGGCGGTTGGGGATATCCACAGACCTCTTTAGGCTGTAGAGCAGATTGAGCCGCCCGCGCCTGCCGCCAGTCTTTGCAGCTACGATCAAATTACCCTTGCTGCTTCGGAAGATGAAGGTCCGTCCAAAGCGCGTCGTCGTGTAGATCTTCCCCCCGCGCGGGCCTCGCCCAGCAAGCTGCGGAGTGACGCCGCTACGCAAGCGGCCAGTGCGCGTCAAAGCCTTACCCGCAGGAGGATAGATCGGCACACGCATGTACTGCGAGGACTTCGCAGTTACACGGTCAGCACCATACTCCTGAGTCGCCGCATATCCCGCCCGCGCCCCTCCGACGCGAAGGATTGCGCGCAGGGAGTTCGCCGAGCGCCCTTTGACTACGCCGCCTACGCTATTGCGAAGCGCTCCAGTGCGGACACGCAGCTTGCGCCCAACGGTCGGTCCCGTGTAGTAGCCACGGAACTTGCCCGTCTTGATTTGGTTGACCCAGGTCTCCTTAGTCTCGATGAGGAGCTTCCGGGCAACGTCGTCCGTCGTCTCCTTGACGAGCCTGATCCTGCGGCGAACCTCATCGCCACTAGGGCCAATCATGCTCATTGGCCGAAGCGAAGCCTCCTGTAGGGCGTCAGCGCCTCAACCACATCCGGCAGGAAGCGCAGGACACCCTCGACCTCGCGACCGTAGTCACCGATCCGCGTACTCTTGCCCATCGGCTCATCACGACGACGCCACATCGCGATCACCTGCTCCTCGCAGGCATACGCAATAGACGGGTAGTTGGCGATCAGCGTAGTCGTGTCAGCAGCAAAGCCGCCCGTGTAGGTGACCTTGACCGCCAGCGGAGCCGTCGCGTTGTTCTGACCCAGGTAGCTCGTGATCACATAGCGGTTGAGATGCAACGCGCCAGTGTTCAGGTCCACCTGATAGTCTTCCGAGTTCTCCGCCGCAACAGTGTCGTAGTCCCAGTCCGTAGCGAACTTGACCTCCGAGATCGCCGCCTGATTGGCAAGCGGGTAGGCCCGAAGGAAGACCACATTCTGGCGCGGCTTCAGATCGTAGTACTCAGTCCGCTCCACGCTCTGCAGCGGACGGTCAATGAAAGACTCGATGCGCTGGGACACCACGGCGATGAGGCGGTCCAGCACCGTGTCGTGCGTGGTACTCGTGATCTCAAGGAGATCCTTGATCCGCTCCTTCGTCGTGGCATCCATCGATCAGTCCTCAGGCTCGGTCTCGACCTCGGGCTCCGGCTCCGGCTCAGGAGCGGGCGCGGGGGCAGGAGCGGCAGCGCCCATGTCGCGAGTCGTGTACGACTGAGCGACAGGCTTCACCGCCTCGACCTCAACCTCTTCAAGGCTGCGCTCGTTAGAGGAAATCCAGTCCATCGCCGCGAGGTAGTCGCGCTTGGACACGCTGGCAAGGCGAACGGTCACGGAAGCGCCGCCAGTGAGGCGCTCGCCGTCCATGGAGGTCACCTTAGCGCCCTCCTTAACGATGAAGGTCTTGAATGCTTGCATCAGACTGAGAAGCTCATGGTTGTAGACAAACGACTGTCCTTCGGCTGAAGGACCATGATCACGCCGACATCCGAGTCACGGACAGCCAGCGTCATGACGATTCGCAGGTATCTTTTGCGCTTGTTGAGGTTCAGGCAACCCGCGAAGGCCTGAGCCTCGTTCGAAGCATCGACTTGTGCAAAGGCCGCCCCAGGGATGTCCGCCCATGCGTCCGTGACGCCAGCGTCGTCGCTCTCCTGAAGCTTCGTGTCGATCGTGCCCCCGACACCAACATGGCCCGCATCCAGAATCACCATCGCACGGTGAAAGCCAGCCACCTCGTGAGCAGCACTGAAGTTGTCACCAACTTCGTACTCCTCCGCATGGAATGCCTGGAAAATGTGCGTAGAGCCGTTGTAGTCGTCGAAAGCCATATTCAGTAGGGAGGGCGCGACACCGAAGTGCCGCGCCCTGAGCCTGTCAGAAGCTCCGCCCTCTCTCGTCTCGAATCAAGACCAAGAGTCCTCTATCGGCTGAACACCGGAGTCACCCGGCTGCGCGAATCCTTAGGCATCGAGATCAACGAGGAGGAGAACTCCACCCTGTCGTTGCTCACGGTCGCCTTGATCCGGACATAGCGCTTGGTCACGCCACGAACCTGCGATCCGAAGTACAGCGCCTCGTCAGTCCCCAGAGCCTCACTAGCAGAGATGAGCGTGTCATTGCCGCTAATGTCGGTGAAGGTACTGTCGTCATCCGACTCCTGAAGCTCCAGCGCAACCGTGGCCGTGGACTGAGCCACTCCACAGTTGAGCAATACCGCTACGGAGAGATGCTGCGCGAGGTCAAGACTGGCACTGTAGTAAGTGCCGACATTGTAGCTGCTAGGGGCATGCCCCTGCGTGACCGCGATGTTCGAAAGATCCATGCTCAGATATTGAAGATGGCCGTAGAAGAATCTGCAGAGTCGCGCGGCTGCAGCGCAAGCTGCACGCCAACATTAACCGCAGCCGTCTGGACGACCAGATAAGCGCGAACATACTTCTTGAGCTTCTGCGTCGAGACGCCGCCAAAGTAGAACGAGTCATCGCCACCAGAGGACTCAAGAAGAGTCCCCGTAGTAGCCCCCGAGACATCGGTCCAAGTCGAGTCGTCATCAGACTCCTGCAACTTGACCGTGAATCGGGAGCCACTGCCAGCGGTGCCCACATTGACAAGCATGAGCAGGCGGTGGTGCTGAGAAGTCGCCACCGAAGTGCCTGCGTACTCACCCGCAGGCGAACCGCCAGTGTGGCTGTAGCTGTTGGCCTTGAGGCTTTGAACAACAGCCAGTTGGGTCAGATCATCGAATGCCAATGTGGGCCCCCTATCTATCAGGCGCTGAAGGAGTAAACGAACGACTCAGGGTGACGCAGCGCGCAGTCCATCCGCATGGTGGCGCGGATGTGCGTCTGGTCCTTGCTGAAGGCGTCGTCGCTGGTGTTGGAAGCCAGCAGACGCAGGCCGCCCCAGCGGGCAACCATGACATCAGCGAAGTTGCCGAACAGGATGGAGTAGTCGTCGTCGGTTGCCGGTGCGGTCATCTGCGTCGAGATGCTGAAGGGATAACCCAGAAGCTGAGTCATCGGGCCCTCAGACAGCATGAAGCGCGAGACCTCAAGGTTGGAACCGGAACCGGCAGTGTTGTTCTCCGACTTGATCTGACGGATGTTGGTCAGCGCCTGGGGGTGCATGATCCACCCAAGGCTGCCCTTCAGCGCGTTGCTGTCCATCAGGCTATCGATGAAGCTAAGAAGCTCGGGCACAGTCGGCGAGAGCGTCGAGGTCAGAGTGGTCTCGATCTTCGCCACATTGTCATCAGCCATGATGCCCGTAGGCTCACCAACGCCGCCGCCCTTGAGCACCGCCGAATCAACGGCAAGGCCAAGCTGCTGGGCAAGATCCTGCTCGATGATCTGGTCAGCGGTGGGCTGAGAGGTCTCAAGCAGCAGGTTCGACAGCACCACACGACCAGCAACGGTCTTGGGGCTCATCGAGATCTGCTCGAAGCCAAGATCCTGAGCGGTGATCGTGGAGTTCTCGCTGACCCAGTAAGCCGTAGCGGAAGTCGAGATGCGGGGGATGACGCAGGGGATACCCGTGCACTGCATCTCCTGAGCACCGCGCTCAAAGACGGTGACTTCCGCCTTCAGCTTCTCGATGATCGGGCGGATAGCCTCCTCAGGGACGATCCAACCGCCGGTATTATCCGAGCCTTGG